CCATGATCATCATAACGAATTGCTGGTTTTTCTCTTCCCCAGAGATGAACAACTTTTTTATTTTGTTTTAGTTTTTTCCAATCTGGATTGAAGACATTTGTGTCTCTAATACGAAAAACAGGTCTATTTATAATCAACTCTGTAACGTTTGAATCTAGATTCTCATGAAAACTATTTTTACTCAAATTGTTCCAAAAACGAAGATGCTCTTCTTGCATTTTAGGAAAATAAGTTATTTTAGTGCGTGGTGAAAAATTCTCAACAAAATACTTTGCCAAAGGTATTGCTGATTTTTCAATTTCATGACCGCGACCTTCAGCATTCAAATATAAAAATTTTTCACTATCTTCAATTTCTATTTGTTTTTTTGTTGTAGTATCAAACATATCAAATATTACAATTTCATCTAAAAAAATATTATTTAACATAAAAGTTTCTAGTATGCAATGACTGTCAGCGCCGCCACTATAAAACAACACAACGTAATCATAGTTATTTCTTATTTGAATCGCTCTATCCAAGTAAAGTTTTTGTAGATCTTCAATTGGCTCTTCATATAAATTCATTTCACTAAACGATTTTTCAATATTTGGAATATGAAAAAATATTCTTGTTTTTGAAAACACATCCGGTTCAGACTTAAGCACATCAAATTTACTTAAATATGTCGTGTTGTTTTTACTATAGTAATAATAGTACGGATTATCTTTATCGATCATTAAATATTTCCTATTTCATAATATTTTGAATACTCACAAAAACCATCATATCCTGTTGTATCATCAAACTTTACCAAAAACTGTTCATTAATTCTTTGTCTTACATATCTGATCGAATTTCTCCAACAAGATCCATGCAAAGAATTTGCATCGAAGCGATTATGAAACCAAAGATCCGCTTCCGAATTCCAATTTAGAGTTGATTTCTTTGCTTGAAACCAATCTTTTTTCCAAGTATTTGGATACAATAAAAGTCTTGCGTTTTCTTCAAAAAAGAGTCTGGAGAGTCTATTTAATGTTAATATTTTCTCTTTTGTTTTTTCAAAGAAATCTGGTTCATAATCTTCAGTTAATGACAATATATTTTGTTTGGAAGACAAAACCCATTTTTTTAATGCATGTGATTGTTTACAAATCAAATCACATGCATCAGGACTAGAATAAAAAAATTCAATTTGAGCGTTTGAGTATTTTTCTATTTCAGGATAAAATAAATTCATGTTGTAGGTTCTATCTATAAAACACAAATGTATTTTTTTATTTCTAATCTTTAATCTTGGCTTATCAAGGCCAACCAGTATTCCTATTTTTTCATTCTTTTCAACAATTGTCTTGTATTCATCAAAAGAAACAAAATTATATTTTGCGGAATCTATGGGATTCAACTCTTCTCTAACGTTCAATACCCAGCTTCCGTCTTGCTTGTTTGAAAAGTTTTCAATCGTGTGATTGGTCGTATCAAATATCTTTATCTTTGTTTTTGGAGATAAACTCGATATTTCTTTTAATCTGGGAAATAATTGCAGTTTTGTCTCAGTTAAAGGTTGTATTCTTGCATCAACATTACTCATTTCTAAATTTTCAAGAATTTTTATTCCAGAATTTACATGATGAACAATGATCTCATCTATGAATAAATTTTGATTTAAAAAAGACATTATCATATTATGACTATCAGAACCACCACTATAATAAACAATAATATGATCATATTTTTGTCTAAGTTGTAGTGCTCTTCTGTGATAGAGAGTATCTAGATCTTCTTCTGGTTCAATTTTCCAATTATACGCTTGAAAAACCTCATCATTAAAATTCCATTTTATCAAAATTTTAGGATCTTCTATCTTGAAACTTGATTCACTAATTTTTTCATTTATTTTATTGAGTAGTTTAGATGCACAAATTAGTGCTTGAACTTTAGAATGAAATTTTTGATTGTTTACTACATAATATCCGTGTATGTCTTTATTCATGATTTAATCACACAACAAGTTCAAATCAATATAGTTCTTTAAGTTCTGGCATAATATTTAAAATATTTTGATTTCTTTTTTTATCAAAATATTTTGTAGTTTCTATAAATTTTGTAAATAAATGAGTTTTGTCTTTTGAATAAAGATATTTTATCAAATTTATACCGCTTTCATAAATGTTTGTATCTATTATATGATTATTATTTTTATTTTTTTCTAGAAAAGATAATAATCTTTTAGTTGATATATCTTTTAATTTTTTAGGCAAAACTTGTATATCAAATATTTCAGGACCTGTAAGTGGATCATTTAATTTATAAAACATTATATGATTATACTTTTTTCCTTTTGATGGATAATTATTAAAAGATTTATTCAACATCCATTCATATAATTCCGTTATGGATAATATATTATATGCTTGTACTGTTGGTTTAATTTGGGCTCGAATATTGATTTCATTGGATAATTCATTAGCATAATCTATATTTGAAACTATTTTGTTCCACTTAGAAGGATATCTTATGTAGTCATTTACATGATCATAACCATCTAGGCTAATTGATAAATTTACCACTTTAAAATATTTCCAATATTCCAACATTTTGTTTGGAAGAACTGTAAGATTTGTATTATATCTCAATATGATATTCTTTGAAATACCATGTTCAATCACAAAATTAAAAAATTTATACATACCCTCACATATCATGGGTTCACCGCCAGATAAGACAAAGGTAATGATTTGATCGGGATTATTGTCATATATTTTTTTTACGAAATTCGACAAATTTATCCAAGATCTTTCATCATCGTCCCAACTTCTTTTTTTTAGTTGCTCTTTTTCTTGATCGCTCAAAAAAGAATGTAATTCTTGCATACCTTTGTTTGATTGAAAAATATCATTCCAATCATCAACCAATTGATTTGTGTGTTTTGGATTACACATTCTACATTTCAAATTACATTTGTTTGAAAACCACAATTCAATAAAAGTTATTGAACTCAAATCCATTGCGGGATTATAATTTTGAAAGTTTATGCCCAATTGCGAATCAAAAAACCTTCTTGCACCATTTGATTGATAATGTTTCCCATCACACGACTTTTGTGTCAATTTGAAACAATTTTGACATGCATCTGGTTGAATATCATTTAGAAATTTAGATCTAAAATTTTGATAGGTTGAAGAATTCCAAAGTTCACACAGATCAGTGTTTGTTATATTGTTTTTTAAAGATATGCTTTCTAAAGAATTATGCGTTTCTACACAGCAAAATCTAAAAGTGCCGTCAGTTGCAATATATAAAGAAGTGAAGGGTCTACTACAAAATACTGAAGATTGCAAAAATTTATTCATGTTCAATTCTCAATTGTGTATTTCTTCTGATCTTGCATTGAATCCATTTGTTATATGTATTCACAAGCAACACGGACAACTCAAATTGATACTTTGCTTCGTAGTATGTGCATTCGCTCTTTGATTTGCATAGTCTGAGTATCTCACGGCGAAACACATTCTTACCTAGTTTCTGCACATCTTCATTCAATTCATCAGATGATGAGTAGTATTTCATCCAATCAGATTCCACACGGATCTTCTTTGTCTTGCCCTTGACTTTCTTTCGTCCAGCACGAGTAAAGAGTTTTTTGCCAATATAAAAACGCCCATCGTTGGTGTTTGTGATTTTATACACAAAGCCAATGTGGTCGCTTATTTGTTCAGAAGTAAAAGGCGAATCTAGATAGATCCAGGGGTTTTCATAATCCATACCATTATATAGTAGGGATTTTATTAGTCTTCATCACCCAAATGTTGTGGCCGCGCGGCGTCTGTTATAGGATCATGATCTCTTTTATGTATTATACTAGCGACTGTTCGCACACTTCCATCAGGGTCTTTCATTCCTTGCTCAAGATGTTCAGGTGTTGCCAAATGATGAGTAATTGCATTTCTACGAACATCTGGATTTGGATCCTTCACTGCTTGCGTTATATGTTCAGATGTTACATTATGATGTTTCAAAGCCGCCTGACGAACATACCTGTCTCCATCTTTCAATGCTTGCGTTATATGTTCAGGCGTTGCTTTAGGATGTTTGATTGCGACAATACGCACGGCCATGACTTTATCCTTCAATGCATGTGTAATATGTTTTGATGTTACATTGGGATGATTGATTGCAGCCACACGAACATCAGACGATTGATCTTCCAATGCTTGCGTTATGTGTTTAGGTGTTGCCAAACGATGAGATATCGCATTTCTACGAACATCTGGATTTGGATCCTTCAATGCTTGTGTAATGCGCGTAATATGATCTAGCGATTCATCTATGCGTTGATGGTTAGTCTCCGAAAGCTGCTCTTCATTCATATTGATTCCGTTGATCTGCGCCAAACGAAGTCTGAATTGAATTGATGTATTATCGTCCATGGTATCTCTTTCTAGATGATTTTATGTACTATTTATTCTTCCTCATCACTCCAGGAATCATCTTCCTCTTCGTCATCATCAAAGTCATACATGTGGCCACAGAATGGGCAATAACAATCCTTGCCCATTACTGCGTCTTCATCATACTCTATCGTGTATTCAGAGTCACACGATACACACATTAGAGTCCTCTCTGTCATTTACAATCTCCTAATTGCTAAATAGATGTGGTTCGCGGGTTCCGAGGCCCCAACCACTCTAACAGCTAAAGAGGAGCCATCAGCAATGGATTCATTCGTATATATATGGACTAATCTAACTACCGGTAAAAAGTACATTGGTGTACATAAAGGTAGTTCAGATGACGGATACATATGCTCATCTAAAATCATGCTTGAAGAATATCAAATAAATCCATCTAATTTCAGGAGAGAAATTATTGCACATGGATTATTTGAAGACATGTACAATCTTGAAACAAAAATGCTGCGCGAAGCGAATGCAGCCGAAAATTCAAATTATTATAATCAATCAAATAACAATGGTCAATTTTATATAAAGAAACACAATGAGCAAACAAAAGAAAAAATAAGACAAAAGGCGCTAGGAAGATCGCCTTGGAATAAAGGATTGCCCAATCTTCAACAAAAAGAAAAAATGTTGCAAAATAATCCAATGAAAAGACCCGAAATTGCAGCAAAAGTTGCTGCAAAAAATAAAGGTAAGCCAGCCCACAATAGAGGTAAATCAACAACACATTCTAATAATTCTAGCAAATACAAAACAAAAGGTTATGGAAAAGATGGTCGTAAAAAAACAATATGGACTTTCATTGATGGAAAGAAAATTATTGTTGATGATACCCGAAAAATGTGTGATGAACTTGGTTTATCTTATAGTGCAGTTAGACACAAGATAGGAAAAGGCCCCTATGCAAAAGGTAAACATAGAGGCCTATCCATAGAACGATATGATTATACTACTTCACAGGAACCCGCAGTGCAGCTCAACTCCTGTGTACCAGTTGTTGTATCACGTTTTTCATAATCTGACAGCTTTGACCAATCAACATTCTTAGGCATTCTTTCTACCATTGCCTCATACTGCTCTTTCGTGCAATCCTGATATGGCATTTGCTTATAAGACGCATCAGAGAATGGCAAGAACGATACGCCAGACATCTCGTCAAAATGCTCATAGACCCATGCACCAACTTCCATCCACTCATCTTCCTTGACCGAGATGGTGACAGATGGCTTATGCTCGCAGAAATGTCTCTGATACTCAAGCCAAAGTTCAAGCTGCTCAATCGCAGTCATGTCCTTGCGAAATACTGCATTCTCTGGTGTCTTCATTGGAAATGCAAAGACATATGTGTGTTCTGGCTTCATCACATCGTCTTCAACAGGAAAGCCAGCATCAACCATCATCTTGGCCAATGGATCTTTCTTGTCAGCACGAACCGTGCGAATATAATATGGCGCATGTCTCGCATGAATACCAGATGCCGAATCAACCAACTGCGATACTGTGCCAGATGGCTTCACGCATGTAATCGCAGCCGAACGAGGAATGCCAAGTTTCTTGGCCCATTCAACATTCGTCTCGACAGCACGATTGCGAATAGCATTCAGAACCGAACGAAGTTCTTCACGACCCTTCTTGCCATTCGTGATTTCATTGTCCATGATACCAGTCAATGAAACGCCAAGTAGTCTTTCTTCATCGCAGTTGTTCTTCCATGTATTGCGAAGATACTTGAAGTTGGTCAGCGTTGACTGCCATGTGCCAAGAATTGTTGCAAGCCGAATCTTGCGATGAAGATCAACTGATGTGTCTAAGGCACGAACGACGACTTCGGTCAGATTGCAGAACTCGCGATTACGCAAAATGATCTCGGAGCATGGATTCGTACCAAAGTCAAAATCTGGATTGCGACGACCATACTTCTTGGCCTGATTCTGTGATGCTGTGCGCGAGAAGATTCCGCGCTCACCCGACTTGGACTCATACAGCGCAAACCATTCCTTCATGAATACTGACATGTCTGGCTTACGCTTTGCAACGAATGAATTGTTGGCCAATGCTCTCTGTGCATTGTTTTCCCACCACATGCCACTCTTTGCAGTACGCATACCATCATCAGAAAGATCTGACAATGAAATGAGTGCAGAACGACGAACACCACCAACGACAACGATCTCGGCGATCTTGCAGACAATGTCATGGCATTCAAGAGATGTCAGCTTGCGACCAGCAGCATTCTTGAAGATGCGTGTGACGAATTCAAACAAAGAGACAAGTGGTTCTGGACCAGATGCACGACCACCAAATGTCTTGAGTGGTGCGCCTGCGGGTCTGACCTTTGATACATCCCAGCGAGCAATCTGACCACCATAGAGAAGATGAATGATTTCCTTCAGAGCCTTGGCCCAACCAAGTTTTGAATCACCAACGACGACAGTGGTGTCGGACTCATAGAAATCTTCAGCAATGATCGGAAGCTGATCGGTGAACTTTTGCTCGACGGAGAAACCAACACCAGTTCCATTCATGAGAATGTATAGGATTTCGTCAAACGAACGAGGCGAGTCAACAGCAACGTATGAGCAATTGTATCCAGCAACATTCTCGCGAGACAATGCTTCACCTGCAGTCATGAGGCATCGCATTGATGGCATGATCTCTAGGCTAAGAACTGCGTCTTCCAGTTCACGACGCTCTTCTGGCTTTACCTTGTAATTGCAATGTTGCTTTAGATGATCTTCAAAGAAATCAAAGTATCTGCCAACAGTCTCAAACCAATTTTCGCGTCTATTCTTTTCTGGTAACCATCTTGAATAGCGCGAAAGGTGGATGAACGACTGATATTGCGTCGGTAGTGAATTACTCATTTTTGCCTCTTTATTGATTATTAGTTGAAAGTACTTTTTCTATAGGGAATACTTGGGATATTACCTTTGCAGCCCCAATGGCGATAAGCATGTGTTCTTTTTGAGTTCCGTTGCCTGAACGTAGATCTATATAGTGGACCCAAGAACGAAGGGTGCCCTTCATGTAAAGACGAGAAAGAACCATTCCCTCAGGAAGAACAGATCTTGCAACTTCCTTTGCGATACCGTTATCTATCGCCCAATCATATGCATTCTGCGCTTCCATCATGACTCGCATCTGCGCAGTCTTCCATTCGGAATTCAAATCAAAGTCTTCTACATCAATTGAATTCTGACGATTCTTCTTGTCCTGCAATCTGGCATCGCGGAACTCATAGCCAAGATCGGCAACAGCATATCTCTGAGAAAACTCTTGGAATACAAACGAGCGATGGCGCAGAATCTGGCGCGCAATGTCGCGTGTTGTCTCAATCTCCAATGTCATGTCAACCATTTCAAGCGGAGACCAATGCTTGTTCTTGATCAAGTAATTGACAAGTTTTTCCGATGTGTCGTTATTGAATTGATTGGCTGGATTGGAAACGCGAGCACAAAATGCAATCAGATCAATGGGCGTAATAATCCCTTGATCTTGCAATCTTTTCACTGGCTGTGTATATGACACTAATTCTATTTTCATGACTCACCCATGATGTTGAGGATAGTATACTTATCATAGATAATATCACAAACGTAGAAAATATCAACAAAAAATATTTTTTATATTTTTTTCCATTGATTCAACATGAACTTAGCCTTCACACCGCTAAATACGTTTCCATCAATCATCTTCACGATTTGTTGCGTATTCTTACCTGACAAGATCAAGTCATTGATGTCCTTGCAATTCATCGTCTGTGGCCAAATGCAAACGCGAAGACCCGCATTGATGCTTTGATCAATCTGGCGAACGATATCCTTGTTTCTTGGCTCATTGTCCGAGATGAATACAGCTGTCTCGGTATTCACATATTGTCTCACCTGAATCAGATTTGCACCAGCAATTGCAAGTGCGTTTGGTAGAAACATGGAATCAATCGGACCTTCAACGACATATGTCGTCTTGGTAACGTCCACACGATCAAGTCCATAGATCTTTGGTGCTTCTTCATCAATCTTTATCGTGATATATCGGATCTTGTTGTCGGCAGCCAATGCACGACCTTGAATCGCAACAAGTTTCTTTCGTGCATCATGGAATGGAATGACGATACGAGCATCGCTCTTTAGTTCCTTGCCATGATTAGGAACCAGTTCATCTATGAACCCGCGAAAGTCTTCAGCATAATATAGATTGGTCCAGAACTCCTTTGGGATCTTGCGATTTGCAATGTACTGGCGAGCATAATGCTCTTCTTCCAAAGATTCAATCGTGGGAAGATCAATTCTTGCGCGAAAGACAGGGGGCTTCGTCGTCATCTTTGGTGGCGTCGTGACGACGTTGTTGGCCGTGCCAAACTTTTCCATCATGTATTCACGATATGCATTTTCATCAATCATCTTGATGAATGCTGGAATAGCCATTGACGCAGAGCAGTTGTGGCACTTGTACATCAGGCTTCCCTTCAGTTCAAATGCATAACCACGCGCCTTCAACTTGTTTCTTTGAGAATCACCACAGAGTGGGCATCTCATGTTTGCAAGTTTGTCGCTTTTCCACGCAAAGCGTTCCAGCTTATGCGAGATCAGGTTCAGGTATTTTTTGTCTAGCCATATCATGTCGTCAGTATAGACGACACAAGGCGGAAAGTCAAACGATTATTTGAATAGTTTGGAAAGAGCAGCGAAGTTGACGCTGGAGATCAGCCACATTACTGCAGCTGACCCACCAAGAATCATCCACTTCCAGCGTTGTATTTGTTCTACTACGTTTGATGCTTGCTTATGTTCTTGTGTTATATGATCTTTTAGTGCTTTGATTTCGTTTGTTATCTTGTTTTCAGTATGTTCAATTTGCGTTGTAAGTTCGCGATTTACCGTTGTTACTCTTGAATGTAGTTCTTTTATGTCGTTTAGCAATTCTGTTCTTCTTAGTTCTATTAGTCTATCCAAGTCTTGATCTTTTCTTTCGTGATATTCCAGTTTTTGTTCATGAAGTGAAAGAATCTTGGTCATGGACGCGGTCAATTCTTCTAGTTTTTCTATCGTCGTATCTAACTTTTTGAACACATCGTTTATCAAAGTTATATCTTTTTTCAATAATTCAACTTCAGTATTTACACTTGTTTTTCTCTTGACCGCGCCCATGTTTATCATATCACTCTGGAGATGTTACTTTTTTAGGAAGTACTTTTGCAACAAGGCTCTTGACCCACGTTGGTTGTGGAAGAATGTTCCAGCCAACAAGAAGACCAACGACTAGCCAAAATGCTTCCTTAGTCCAAAGTAGTGCCCATGCGAGTGACAATATATTTGTAATAAAGTCCATTTGTTTCTCCTTTATCTTCTTCTAATCATATTATCTGCGTCTTCCATGTCAGTATCAGGTAACACCGATCTTGAGGCTGACGCAGGTGTTCTAGCATATGACGAAGATGTCGGTGTAGTACTATTTAGTCCCATAGGTCTGCTCATGCCCATGCCCATACCACCGCTCATTCCCATTCCGCCCATACCCATACCCATACCCATGCCGCCGCTCATACCCGAGCCAGCCATCTTTTCTTGACCGCGCGACCATGCAGCAACACCACAAATTGCACCCATTGCTAGGTGATACAATCCTGCACCTTGTAGGGTGATAGGATTCCATTGTGTCACTTGCTGTCCTGTTGTTGCTTGTAGAATGGACCAGACGATAGGAAACACGATGAAGTCAACTGTACATGTTCCCATGTATAGCCAACCCATCATTGGTCTCCATCTCTTGCTCATCCAATCTTCGGCTGGTTTGCCTTCAGGTGTCTTTACTTCTGTTTCTGCATTTACTGCCATGGTAGTACCTCAGAATATTTTCCAAAATGGTTTCTTTTCTTCTTCTTTCTTTTCTTCTACTTTTGGTTCTTCAGTCTTTTTACCATAGTATGTCTTGTATGACACGATCACAGACTGCTGTTGTGTTATGAATCGTCTAAGTTCAGCAATATTCACGCTAAGATTCTGATAGCCCTGTGGTGTGACAGCAAAAAGAACAATTGTTTGTCCCTTGCTTTCAAGATCCTTTGCAACTTCCGCAAAGTTTTCCTTTGTTATCACGACCCACTCAAAATTGTATTGTTCAGCAGGTTGTATTTCTGGAACAATCAATTCAGGTCTATCAACAAGTATCGGCTTTTCTACAATCTTTGGGGCTACGCCGCCACATCCTGCAAGCAATAACGTAGCACATAGTAACAGACGATTCATTTTTTCTCTGCTTTCTTACTCTTTATCAATTCTTGACATATATTGTTCTTGTCGTCCTCTGGCTTCAATGGTGAACCAGTTGCAATTTCATTGCATCGTAGAGCAAACTGTGTTCCACGATTGATCTTGTCTTGCAATGCTTTTGGATTTTGCATGGCTGCTCTTGCGAAGTCTCTTTGACGACCTTGTGCATCTTGGAATTTCTTTTCAAGATCAGAAACATCTCTTTGTGCATTTGAGAACTTGATATTTAGATCTGCATTTATTTTTCTGATCTTTTCAATGTCTTCTTGTACTTGTTTCATGACAAGTTCTTTTGCGGCTATTGCGTCTTCAAGTTTTTGCTGTGCTTCTACAGCTGCTTGAAGTTGACTGCGTAAACTTTGAACATAGAAGTAACCGCCACTACCTACAGCAGCGATTACAACCATGAGCATTGCCTTGGAAGCAACGAACCCCAGCATCACGCACCTAGGACATGCAATGCGTGTTCATAATGCTTGATGCGATCTTCAAGACCGATGAAGCCACCATTGATCAGCTTCGTCATCTTCTTGATATCGCCCGTGTCGGCAACTGCATTCAATTTTCTTGTATCCCAGAACCAGCAAGCAGAATATACTGCGCCTTCTGGTGTCTCAAAGTATTCTGGATCATCTACTTCAAGATCAGTCATGCACTTGTGATAGTTGTCATGACCTGTCAATTGAATTAGCCCGCGACCACGATATCTCCATCCATCGCCAGATTCTTCTGGTCCATTACCCATGCGATTTGCATATACGCGATTTGCGATTGCTTCTGGATTGCGCTGATACTGCATTGCAATCTGATCATTAGGGAAATACTTTGGAAATATCTTGCGAAGACCTTGTGCTGAATAGTTTAGGTTTTCTTTCACGAAGCGAAGATTGCCGCTTTCGTGACCAACTTGTGCAATGAATGCAGCAAGTCTTTGTGGTGTATTGATTTCATATGGCTCAAAAGCCTGCTCCATTGGTTCGGCAAATGCTTCGCAAGCCTGCATTGTGGCTTGTGGTAGACATTCCTTGAGAATTTCAGGAGTAATCATGTGTGATCCTTTCTATGCTTTCCACCGTATCGTAGATAAGTCATCGCACCTGTTTTCTCGTCTTGGACGATTATAGGTTTGTTGCGATTCTTTCTATCTCTACCATACCGTCTAATTGTCTCACCAATTTCATCCTTACCCACATATTTTTCATACTTATGATATCTTTGTTTTCCTACTCTACAATTATGATAATAATCTGATGGCACTACAAATACTTGATTGCCAGCAAATGTTGCTTCTGTGATTGGTTCGGACTTTGTGTCGCGACCTGCTTGTCTAGCCTTGCGTCCAGCGCAATGGGCTTTTTGACTGAATCCTTTTGGATTGGAGCAATCAATGCTTTTCTTGTAGTCTTGTGACCACTTTTCTTCTTGTTCCAGTTTTTTACGCTTGAGCATTCGTGTGAGAATGCTTTGAGGTCCTGGCGGCTCGCCCTGTGGACCAACACCGAGTCCAGCTACTGCTCCTGATCCTGCTGCATTTGCTGGTGCGTCTTCTTTGATGTCGGTCATTGCTTTCTCAATATGTCTGCTAATTTTAGATCAACTGATATTTCGGATGATCGTATGTTCTTTCCTCTTATTCCCATCACATATTTTGGCATGTAGTTCAAGAATATCAAGAATGTCTTCAAAATTGTATAATATTTCTCGTCAACCTTGTAGAATAAAATTCTAGTTGCTGAATTTGCACCAAACACATTATATATTACTATCAAATGGTTTATGACGAGACGTTCTTTTATTTCCTTGTTCTTATGATATTTGATGAACAATCGTTTTACATATTTGATTCTTTTCAGATCTTCGTAAAACTCGCTCATAACACAATTAGGTTTGTTATAAGCCTTGATCGCAAATATCATGAAGTTTTCATCATTTAGATCATCATTCATTCATGTTATTGAGTTTGTGTGTCTCTCCAAGTTGAATATTCTTTAGGTTCAATTACTTCTATACCTTGCTCACTTACTTTTTTTTTGTAGGCATATTTGCAGCTACTGTTCTAACTATTTCTCTATCTTTTTCTTTTTCTGGTTCTGATAGAGAACCATAAGGACCAGTCAGCTTTGCTCTACGTTCTTTTTGTTCTGGTGATTGACCAGAATGAGTCATTGCAGTTTGTGACCAACCTTTTGGCTTACCTTCATAATCTTGAGGTGAACCGTGAACAGCTTTTGCAGCGGCATCAACATGTTTTGGATTATTTGCATCAAAACCACCCTGTGATCTTTGTGCTCTTATTGATCTGACTGCAGCAAGTGTTGAACTTCTTGTTGCTGCTGTTCCAAAATGTGTCTTCGGATCTTGTGTATGATCAGCTGGACCCCATTGTGGATTTGCTGCATGACTTGCTGCAGTTACTTTATAAGCAAGCCCTTTGGGATCAGATGATTTTCTTTCATTTATGGATTCTTCATCTACTTTTTTTCCTGCTTGACGTGCAGCAATTTCCTTCTTATAAGATTGCGCAGCAGGATTTGATGGTAAGTTTTTAGCAGCATCATAAACTGACGGCTCACTTTTTGGTGCTGGTTTTGGTGCTGGGGTTGCAGCTGGTTTACGAACTGATTGTGGTTTTGCTGCTTTGTGTGCAGCAATTGCTGCTTGATGTGCAGCAATACGAGTCCTTAGTTCCGTAGCTGGATTAGTGGGTTCTTCCTTAACTGACTCTTCAGCAAATTTTTTGGGCTTCATACCAAATAAACTTCTAATTTTGGTAGTTACCCAATTGTCAATCTTTCTTGCTGTGCTTTTAGGTCTAAATGGACTTTCACCTTTTTTTATTCTGCGCATACCATCACTACTGAGAGCACCCCCAGACTCATCAACATGCT